TTCAGACCATATAGTTGCTAGCATTATCTTTCTTGTTTTCTGTACGTGTGAAATTTAACTTAGGTGTCTGACGCGCATTTCAATCGCGTCAATTGTTTCCTTAAAACTGCGACCTCCTGAGGTCGTTGGTTCCCATTCGTTCCATTCTTTGTCTATTTGACGATGATCAGGTGGGAGATCAATCGGCATACCTTCCATCTCTGTGTCAGAGACTACAAATCCACCTAAATCAGACTCGGAATCACCACCTTCGTCGTAGATGTCACTATCCGTGTCTTCGACATCTATTTCAGAGTAATAGACGAACATACCAGTCCCTAAAGGTTTCATTTCCAGGTCTTCAAATGTCGTACCGGTTGGGTAGTGCTCCATAACACTCTCGTAAGGTGCGGGGGACAATTCACTATCGTCTAGTTTGTAGACACACGCAGACTTGTAAAACATTTCGGTGGGGTTTAGGTAGTGCATACCAAGTGTCAGGCCAGTGTTCATTGCGACGACACCATACATTTCCTCCTCAGTTCCTTCTTCGTTTACTAAAAGTTTGACAATATCATTTTCATTTATTTCCTTTGGCACAATCATGCTTAGAGTTTTCTGACAAATTTTTATCATTGATAATATCACAGATGAAAGTTATTATTTATTCAAAGGAAGGTTGTGAGTACTGTGATCATGCAGTCAAATTGTGTGAATCAGAAAATTTGGAACACGAGAAGATCATGATTGACAAAGATGATCTAAAGGAGATATGTGGAAAAGTAGTCACAACCTACCCTCAGATATTTATTAATGGACGTCACGTGGGAACCTATTTTGAATTTCAGGACTACATTGAAGATGAATATGAACCTATTCTCGAAGAAACCTTAAATAGATTTACCGTGTTTCCTCTGAAGTATCCAGATCTCTGGGATCTTTATAAAAAGGCACAGATGTCTAACTGGACCGCAGAGGAAGTAGACTTGTCCAAAGACATGGACGACTGGAAAACCCTGAATGACAACGAACAAAAATTCATCAAATACATCCTGGCGTTCTTTGCTGGGTCTGATGGAATCGTTTTTGAAAACATTAACAACAATTTTGCGGATGAAGTTCAAATCTCAGAAGCTAGATCCTTTTACGCCTATCAATCCCATAACGAAATGGTCCATGGTGAAACATACTCCAAGCTCATAGATAAGTATATCAAGAATCCGTCTGAAAAGAAACACCTGTTCGAAGCTATCCAAACAGTCCCCTGTATAAAACGAAAAGCGGAATGGGCACTCAAATGGTTCGACAAGAAAAGCAAATCATTCGCGGAACGCCTCTTCGCTTTTGCATGTGTTGAAGGAATTTTCTTCTCTGGAAGTTTCTGTGCAATTTACTGGTTGAAAAAGAGGGGTCTCATGCCTGGTCTTTGTTTCAGTAACGAATTGATATCTAGGGATGAAGGTCTTCATCAAGAATTTGCTGTTGAACTGTTCAAGCACCTTCGCATGAAACCTACCACAGAAACTGTTCACACTATCATCAAAGAAGCTGTTGAAATCGAGAAATCATTCATCATAGATGCTCTACCCTGCAATCTCATAGGTATGAATTCTGAAAAGATGTCAGAGTATATCGAGTATGTATCTGACCGACTCCTAAAGCAAATCGGACAACCCCCTATATGGGGTTCTAAGAATCCTTTCGACTTTATGGAAAACATTAGTCTCGACGGGAAAACAAATTTTTTCGAGAAAAGGGTGGGTGACTATGGAAAACTCGACGACGACAACGACGAAATTGGTTTCAATGAGGAATTCTAATCGTAAACATTTTACATTCAGTGGTCCTGACTGACTGTAGAATTATTTAAACTTTAATGGAACAATGTTCCTTCGGGGGAAATATCCATGGAACCGAGAACTGCACCACTTCCCTGCAGTTCAACCTCTTGCTCATGGAAACCAGGTTCAGGGTTGGGAGCATCAACCATCTCAGGTTGCTTCTTTAGCTGCTTCTTACCCTTCTTACCATCACACCCACAACCACCCTTCTTCTTCTCACCACCACATCCACACCCTGTGTTCTTCCTGATGTTCATCATACCCCAAACGACAAGAATGAAAACAACGCTGTGAAGTAAAAGACCTATAGTGGATGGACAGCCAGTGGGTGTCGCGATACGAGACCCGAAAACGGAACGCATGAGACGGAATGTCTCAGGGTTCGCTATCACGAAGAACGTCAGACCAGAAATGATCGATGTGATGAGCTTCTCCTCCTGCTTCCTCCCACCACAACCACAACCACAATCTTTGAAGATACCCATTATACTTTACAGTATACATGGAAAAAAAATATTGTCAACTCTTAAGGATGGAGCAGTTCAGTATCCCCCCTGGATATAAATTGGTTCCGTCAAATATGAAAATGGGTTCTTCAAATAGTGCCACGATCGTAAAGTTGTTGGGTGGTGTGATATTTTTGGTAGTTTTAGTGATTGTTTTCATGATCTCAAAAATGAATGCAGAACAGCAGCTCAAATTAAGACAGATGGAACTACAAAATGAGCGATTAGCTTCTAATAAGGGACAGGTGATAATGGATACTATTTCGGTGGAACCAGTTTCTATGGATCTTAAAAATAAAAAGAACACTATGAACACATCTCAGGATCTTTCACCGGCTCCACAGACCAAGTGGAAGGTGCACAAAAATAAGGATGCTAAAATGGGAACCAGAGATGTATTTCATCTAACCAGATATTCAACACCGAAGGCTAATTTAAAAAATTGTCTAGAAAAATGTGCTAAAAGTTCCGAGTGTGGGGCTGTGATTACAGATAACTCAAAGTCCCTCTGTTGGGGTAAGTCGAATATAACAAATACGTTTAGCACTGGTAACAGAATCATATATGAGAAATCTGAAGATGGTGTTTTAGAACCATGGAATACTTCGGCTCCGGCTCCGGCTTCGGCTCCGGCTCCAGCCCCGACTTCTAACGTTTCCACAAATGGGAGATGTGGACCATCTTTCAACGATACGATATGTCCGGGTAAACAGTGTTGTTCTGGTTCTAATTGGTGCGCAGGAACTCAAGGAACGTATAGTGCTTGGTGTTATTCTAACAAAAAAGGGCGTGACAATGGAAAATATGATGGAAAATCCAATTAAAGACAAGACTCCTAGTATAGATATAACCAACTACAAATGTCGCTCTCTATTCAGCAGTCTACCGATTTCTCCCCTGCCTCTGTGCAGTTTTCGAAACTTCGCAAGAACAAGAATGGCGGTAAAGCCGTCTACCTCAACGCCGGCGACAACAAAAAGCTCTACATCCAGTTTCCTTTCATGCGCTCTCCTTACGGTTTGAGCGCCTTCACTGATGAAGGCACAGGGCGCACTTCTTATTCGCTTGACCTCTCCTTCGACCCTGACAACACCGAGGCCATGGACCTCCATGCTAAGCTTAAGGAGCTCGATGAGTTGATTGTCAATGAAGTTGCCAAGAACTCTAAGGAGTGGCTCGGTAAGGAGTTCAATGTCGCTGTCCTCAAGGAAGCTCTCTACAAGCCCATCGTGAAGCCCGGTAAGGAGCAGTATGCACCTACTATTAAGCTGAAGGTTCTGACCAAACCCGATGGTTCCTTTGTTCCTGAGTGCTACTCCATGCAGAAGGAACAGGTTTCTCTTGACACTATCGAGAAGGGGCAGAAGGCTATGGCCATCATCGATCTCAACCAGATTTGGTTCATTGACAACAAGTTTGGTGTGACTATCCGCCTTCAGCAGGCTCTCTTCGAGCAGTCTGCCAAGCTTCCTTCTTTCGCATTCCAGGGTGTCAATCTCCCAGACGCTGAGGAGGAAGAGGTTGATGATGTTGATGTTGATGTGGATGAAGATTAGAAAAATTATTATCACGTCTTATAAAAATGAAAAACTTTTACAAACCGAAAACAAATCTTAAAATCGTATACATTGAGGAAGAAGATTTCATTGTTAAGCAAATTATAGATGACACAACTGTCATATACGATCAGCGACTCATCAAGTCCTCTGTGTCTGAGTTTACATACGACAAGGTGTTTTTCAATGAACCATATGAAAAAGAGACAAACATTGCCAACGGATTCGTGGAGGAGAGAGGTAGTGATGGAGTTGGTAAATGTATGATCCAATAAACTTTCATTTTTTCAACTGTAACCAGTTGACAAATTGAAAACAAAATGTAAGATAATACCAGATGAACACACAGGTTAAAAAACTACTCAGGGGGAAGAAAGCATGTTCCCCGGGGTCACATTTGTGGTTGAAAAAGAAGAATGGCTCCACGACTAAAGGAGTGGTGAAGATTGGTCAGGGTCAATATGGTAAGGTGTATAGGGGTTGTGTGGATGATGGCTGTAAGAAGTTTGTCGTTTACAAAGAAATACGACAACCTAGATTAACTGAAAAAACAAATAACGCACCGTTGGCGGGGTTCGTCAATGCGGTCAAATCTGTGAATCCTAAAATGGAATTCACAATCGCAAAAAAGTTGGAAAACTACGGTGTTCCGAAGATGTATCTGTATAAGCCGTGTGATGGTAAAGATTACTTGTACTCGGAGTTCATAGATGGTCAGGAACTTGAGAAATGGATGAAAACTCGTCCCACTCTAGACGCTGTCAGATCCGTTATGGCTCAGATCGTTTACAACCTGTATCGTATCCATAAAAAGTATCCTGGTTTTAGACATCACGACCTTCACGGTGGTAACATCATGGTACGCACCGTGCCAGACAAAAATATTCAGATTTCCTTAAACAAAAAGTACTCCATTCCAAACGTGGGTGTAGAGGCTGTCATTATCGATTTTGGATTTTCTGCTTTTCCTCGAATTAGGAATCCATTGATTAACACCAGAAACTATGTCAACATAGGTATATCGAGAAAGTCGGACCGATTTTACGATTTACATCTTTTCTTGAACACAATGTACGGCCTTTGTAGGCAACCTTCTAATCGAACGGAACGTATGGTGAAAACACTTGTTCAATCTCTTTTGCCACCAGAATATCTCAGTATGAAGTCCACTAAAATTAAAAATTTCAGGCTTCGTGGAAACATGAATCATACTCTTCCAAGTTTCGAGACTGTTCTCATGAGACCTTTCTTCACTGAAACTAGTAAAGTGAACCAGTTTCAAAAATTATTCACTAAACCTAAAGTGTCACCAAAACGTTTAGTGTTCAAAGCTCCCCAGGTGGTGACCAAACCAGTGGGAAACGCTAAAGCGCGCGCTATCGCTATTTTGAAGGCGGGTAAGCTGATCACGAAAAAGAAGCCGGTGATGAAAATGACCAAAAAATAAATCTATGGTAATAATAAAATGTATCTTCTCGCGATCCTCATCGCCGTCGTCGTTATCGTACTCGTTAAAGTCTGTATGAACAAGTATCCTAAGAAATCTGGTGGTGCTGGTAAATTTACCGTTTACGGGACCATGGGTTGTGGCTGGACTCGTAAACAGTTGGAATATTTTAAGCAGTCAGGAAAGCCATTCACCTTCGTTGATTGTGACAAAGGTGACTGTGCTGGTGTCGAGGCTTTCCCGACCACTGTGGGTCCATCTGGTGAAAAAACTGTCGGATTTAAGAAGTTTTAAATGCCACGGACAATCTGCACGGAAAGCGAAAGAATGAACGCGTCGACGAGAGACTTGATGGGCTTGAGAACGGAGATGTGCTTCACGAGGGAGCGGTTCCACACGAGGCGGAGGATGAATGTGCTGATGAGAAGGTTGAGCACAAACACGAGAACTTCCATGAGAGCATCAGACTTGTTGCGAGACTTGGTAATCTCCGAGATCATTTATTAAAAGTAAAGATTTTTTTCTGAGTAAACTACAGATGAAAAACCTCCCCCTGAGTGGAAACGAAAGTAAGTTTTCAACTAAGAGATGGGGATCCACGAGGGGTATAGGAAACAACAATTGTTACGCGTACGCTGTTGGTGACTACGAAGCGTATAGGTGGCAGAAGTCCATACCAGGTGATCGCTCTGGCCTATCTAATGGGAATCACACATATACACACTGTACTGGTCTTCCTAAGCGCGTCATTTCCGACAATCCCAAAAAAATTTACAAGACAGACGCTGAGAAGAAATGCAAAAAGGGGTATTTCAAAGTCATGATGTTTGTCTCCCCTGGTAGAGCTTCAAATTATATCAGACAGGGTGACTTTCATTTTTACAAACAGCATGGGGTAGTTGAGTATAAAATTAAACCGGGAGATACTATTAAATCTGTGGCTACATTCTTTAAGGTGCCCGAATCGAGAATTAAAAGAGGAGGTGCTTTCAAGGTAGGTAAGCGTATAACGTTCAAGGCTAATGTATTTAGTCATAAACGTGGCTGGGCTACCGGTCCACTTTTAACAGACGCGAAGGGAAAGGTCATCAATGATCCCCGTAAATGT